GCCTGTGTTGCATGACTAATGTCATGCTTCTGTGCAATTTCTCTCAACTTCCCTATTCTATCCTCATAAACAGCCTTGCCATGGAAAAAATATTCATCGGCCGCACCACATAGATTCATAGCACTCACTTCAATTGGTGATACTTCTTTTGACTTCAAAATGGAACACAATGATTTGTGTATTGAAGTTTCATTAAGAGGTCCCACAATCGTGCCAAAATGCTTATCATAAACGAACTTACGCTTAAGGAAATCGCATTCATCTATAGTAATAAACTTTTTAAATGCGGCATCCTTCTCTGCCATTGTAATTGTCATTTCATGTTGTGCTAAGAAATCCCTAAAAGTGATCATATTAAACCCTGAATGCCACCAGTCCACAGACCCTGCAGCATCATCACCATATGTAATCAATGAAGCACATTGTCTAAACGTCTTTCTTTCATTGGGATAAATCTTGAAAAAACCCAAACGGTGTAATAAGCTATTGACAATACCATTAAGATATACCGTAACATTTACCCCGGAAGGATTTGAACCAAGCAACATTATCAAATCACCATTGTATGCACACATGGGCCAACAAATATCAGTAGCAATCCCCTGCATAATAATTATGTCAGATTCGGAATATCCACACATCTTAGCTATCCTCTGCATAATTTTGAGTGCACAAAACGTAAGCTGTGCAGGCATGCGCAAATCATACTCCTTATAATCTATTGCACACACCCTATTTTTCCCATGTTTGGTAATATGAGTGGATAACTCAAACCACTCCCTTGAGTGAGGATTAACTCCAACTGCACATTCACTTAAAAGTGGATTGAGTGACAAAAATCTACACACCGGAAGATAATATTTCCTCACAAGTAGTTGGAACGCTAACTGCGCGGCTTGAAAAATCCTAACCTTCTCTTTCGTAGATAGAGTAGGCTCGTCTTTACATGATGATTTGCATATCGGATAACATCTCCTACCCGCCAAATATTCTGTCTCCATATTTTCAGCTTGTATCCAATAATCTTCATGAAGCTCAACGTAATCCCCATATACGCCGAGTGGATCTTCACACTCACGCAACCACTTCTCCTTAGTTCCACCAGTTGGAAAACCCACTGATGTTGACTTTTTCATATTGTCAACAAATCTGGTGCAAGGTATACCATTAACTACTTGTGGTTTTGTAAGAACTTTGACGTCATCCTTCCAAAAGCTGAGATCGTCATTAATGCGCTTTGCAATCTCAACCATATAATCGTCAGCGGCTCGTGCAACCTCAGCACCACTAAATCCTATACTCGGAGCAGTAGAACTCTTTAAAGAAGTCACCCACGGAAGCCACGGCGACTGTTTGTCAGGACCCCGGAACCGGGGTGCACACCAGCTCTTCGTAACTTCTAGCTTCTCACGCACAGTTTTGCAAATGGGTGTATCAATAACTTTTGAAGATGGCTGCGATATTCCAACAGTTGACCCATACACTCTATAATTCCTTTCACCTTCTAACAAAATTAAAGGCGACCTCTCATGGATCTTCTCTTCCAATATTTCAACACCAAATTGTTTCCTAATGAGAGTACCTTCACTTGCAATATTTTGAATGTGAGGTTGCGCATAAAGAGTTTGTAAAGCGGCTTCCAATTCTCCATAAAGAGGTGTACCACCTCGAGCTTCTCTGACTCCATCGCCTCCTAGATGCACTCCGGCAATATAAGATTTCATATCATCTGTAACGATCGGTGACAAGCACATACCATCACAATTGCCTTCGGCTATGTATTGGAGACCTCGAAAATCAACCCTCTTACCATTGATAATATGATTGTTCGTAGTGGTACATGATCGAATTCCAGTAACAGGTTTTATTTCCAAAACTCCATCCCTATTTCTATAAAACATATGACCAGTGCGCTCAACCATGGGAGTGCGGTCTACAAATGTATTCAAAATGTTCTTTGCGTCACCAGAGTTATATAAATATGCAACAACTAAATCATGATTTGCTACGCGCACAAAGTCGACTGATGATATAAGACACTCGAATGTGGCATTGCCACATTTTCCGTCTACATTGGCTTTTCGAGTAAACTTATACTTTGTGGTTTCGTTTACCATGAAATGATGAGGAAGCAATATAAATCCAGACTTCAACATTAATCCATTGGTAACATGACTCCCTCTCCTCACATGCATGAGATTGCGCGCAATAAGATTTGCAACTTCACCAGACCTCCTACTCACTTGCACAGGGACTGCGTCCTTAATTCGATCTTCAAACTTGGGCTTAAATGCTTGCGCACTAGTTTGAGCATCAAGTTCTCTAATTTCTGCTGGCGTAGGATTAAGAGTGGATTGTTGTTTTATCATAGTATTAGCACTAGCATTAACAATTGTGTCATACAAATGCGGTACTCCTACATATGTCATGTAACTCGTAACAGCACTAGGAATAATCATGTCACGAACAACGCTGGGATACACGCTTTTAATATTAGTCCATGTATGTCTGAGTGCTTCATCAGCATGGTCATTACCATTCATTACATTCATGTATGACTTATAACCAGCACATCCTAGTACACACACCGTACTCGCCTTAGGCCAAATGAGTGAGGCTGATATAAGACTAATAATCTGCACTCTAGGTCGTTGGAATTGTTCAATTGTATCCCGTGCACACCTTTTAACTGTATTCCTAAATTTACGCCACCTCAAGTAAAAATCCATATCGTATCTCATAAGTGGAAACGTAACATAAGGATATACAATATCTTCACACCACTTATTATATGCAAATTTAAATACAGATCTAACAGGACGTTCTGGATCTAAAACACAATTTTTTGCAGTATAGGATACGACACGTGAGCACACATTCTCAGGCAAGATATATGTACTCGCAGCGCTTATAGGCAAAGCAATAGGCAAGGGAAGATAATAAAATGGCACTGCAACTCCAACACCTAAATTAAGTGCAGTACCAATATGATTTCCAATGGCTATTGCTCTAAGCATCTTCCTCCTGTACACATTGTTCACATATGTACCTATCCAAGAATCCTCACTCCAATGAGGAAGCCAAATAGATATATCGTCCATATGATATTTCCGTATATACAACCTTCCCACTTCACGTAACCGTTCTAAAACAGCTATAACAGCATGTGAAGTGTGATTTTCAAGCGCGGTACGCAAAGCACTTGACTTTATAGTACCTTCCCATACAAGAGACTCTACAAATCCTTGGAAATCGGTTCTAAATGCAGTCTTATGTGTATTATTCAAATACTTCACCCACGTATTTGAATTAAAACGCTGTAAAGAATCGGGCGCTTGAGCAGAATTAGGTATGATATTGGGTGATTCACACTCACAAGATGAATGGTGGTACTTGCATGTCTGGCAAACATGATTCTTATTCATCTTTTTATCATTTTTAACCAAACGTGTTTGACTCTCAAAATGCTTTGCGGAATTCACACGCAAATATCTCTGCAAAGTTTTAAGGTCAATATTATCCATCTTCTTCCCTTCGAATTGAGCAAGCTCAAATTTCCAAGGGTCCCCCTTCTGCTTGGAGGATTTTTGTTTTGAAGTCTTAGACTCCTTGTCCTTGGCACAAATTACGCATTTATAAATTTTAATTTCCCAAACATCGGGGATAAGTGCAAACTCAGTCTTATCATCTCCCCAATCAGGATATTTTAATTTAACCAATTCTGTGTCAAGTTCAACACGCAGCGTGCCATCTTCCTCACGCTTACGAAATTCTGGCTTAACTTTTATATGTATATGATCTTCCATACGACGTACAATAGAAGCTGGTTCACGCGAAAATGCATATGCCGCCAAATCTGCTACATTTGTGGTGAGCCCAACAACTTTAGGAGTTGCGACAATTCGGCCCTTCAACTCCACCTCTGCTTGGACTAAGTACATAGGAATGTTATTTACAAGCTCCAAAAGCGTTTGGCATGGCGATGCCGCACAAAATGCTTCGAGCATATTGGCAAAGTCATCCATGAATATACCTTCAATATAATTCTTAAAATTAGAAAAGAACTTATCAGATGGATTCACGGTCGCCAAGTATTCCGAAGAGTGTCGAAAACCATTAACTTCCAATAAATAACGCATAACAAAACTACCTAAGGTACTTTTTCCAACACTAGAAGAACCAAAAATAACATATGAGTAAGGAGATGATCTCAAATCTCCACTTACTTTAGTTTGAGTGTGTTTTGTAAGCATGGCCTCCAAATCGCGCAAATATAACAATATGCGCGATTGCTGTTGACCTTTATTAATCTTTGACAACCTCTTGCCAAGAAAAATCGTATCGTCTAGGAGCTTTTCAAATTCTGCTCGACTAGACTCCATTTTGTCGTAACTACCAGTGATAACGTATTCAAATTCACGCTTCAATTTAAACACTGCTTCTTCGTATTTTGTCACGTCTGAATCAAAATGGATACACGATCTATAATTTCCTGACATAATACCCTTGACAGCTTCAGCTGCAAAAATAACAGATTTCCAAATTGCATCTATAACATCTTTAGCATGCACTCTTTCATTTTGAGCTGTAATCTTCATAACATCAAACTGTCCAAATGACAACGATATGTTTTCACCTTCTAAAAAACCTAAAGTGACAACATATGTCATCAAATCAAAAATAGCCTGAATTCCTTGATTATTCTTCATATTTTCCCAATCTAATAATGAAGTTCGCATAAAATCGATAGCTTCAGTTAGGGTCCATTTTTCGAAAATCTTAAAATCCTCAGAATATTTCTTTATATAATCATATGCAAATTTACATACGGAAGAACCAACTGTCAATTTGCCGTATTCAAGGCCAACTAATAATAGCTGGAAAATACGACTCTCTGAATTCTGAAACATAGCTGAACTAGCCATTGTCTCTAACAAAGACAATAACTTGTCAGGGTCTAATCCAGAGATTTCTTCCAATATTTTTGCACTCATGGGGGTAGAAGTCAATGCTTCACCCGAATGTGGTTTAATATTTTTATTTTTTGTTTTATTTTTGTTTTTATTTATATTCTTTTTCTTTTCTTTCTTAGTTTTTTCATTTTTATGTTTTTTCTGTTTAACTTTTTCTTTTTGTTCGATATGTGATGAATTGTTGGATTTTTTCTTGCGATACGTACTTCTCCGAAGAGATTTTTCCGCATCTGGTAATGCAAGAACTGGTATTTCCTCCATTTCATCAACTGTTTCTACAACACTTTCTAATTTACGTTTTTTGTGAGAGGACTCGAACATAACGTCAATTGAGTGTTGGGTTTGACAGGGTAATCCTACAGGGGATGAGCCTCCTGCGCAGGGCGCAGAATCGCTAATGGAAAGACTTGATAAGTCAATAGCGACGCTGGGGTGGGTTTCCGTCCTCCTTTGAAACCCGGGTGTCATATCATCTGCAGGAGCAGATACATGACTGCATGTCTGATCGCGAACAGTCGCAATCTCATGAGGCTCCACCGTGTGGCGCCTCATGGGCGTGTGTAACGAGTTTAATGGATCTTCATCTCCTGAGTAGAGCATTTATTCCAAAGGTACTCGGTACCTGGAAGGACGTATCAATTCTTAAAGAAAGGGATTGTTAATTACAATCATAGATCTGGTTACAATGTAACCTGAATACATAAAATGTATACTTTAAACAAAGATCAGTAAAATTTTTGGTGTGTGTTAAAGACACACCGGTTATGGTATATAGAGTGCGTTCTCTATATACAACGTTAAATACGAATATTTAACGATCTTGTGTAATTTTAAATCAGTCATTCACTGAAAAACTACACGAAATTCTTAATGTGCGGGCAAGCACATACGAAATTGAATGAAAAATCGTTTCGATTCGATAAAACTGGAACTGCAAAATGCATAGTATGACAACTATACTGCCAAAATAGCAATACTACTAAGGACTCGGTCCGTTTCGGTTTATTCGACAACGAGGATATATCCTCTGATGCCAACTAAACAAGTTCTCATACTAGCATATATG